ATCTGTACCTCTGGTTGTTGCCCTTTTAGAAACACGGTTGGCTTCTTCATCACCAACACGTTTTCTCCACTTCATGATGCCTTCCCTACTCCAATGAGAAGTCACTGAAGTAATTGATACCAACTTAATTAATTCACCTTCAGTATTAGGGGCAGTATAGAATCTGACCCCATCGATGGTTTCTCTGGTTAAGCTTGGAATCTCAACTGGGTTATGAGTAAAAGGCATCTATCATTTATAAGATACGCTTATTATAGCACAGATCAGATCTCAATGCCACTTTCGTGCTTGGCTACTAGGTATTCCTTGCATAACCCACTACGAACGATGTCGTCTAGACCGAATTCAATCTTACTAACAGAAGGCATACGCTCTAGGATAGACATAAAGTCCATAATACCACTACGCTCTGAAGCTTTAGTTAGGTCAGACTGGGTTGCATCTCCACAGAAGTGGATCTTGGAGTCTTCACCAACACGAGTCATAATAGAATCTAGTTCATGTGCGTTTAGGTTTTGGAATTCATCTACAATAATGACGGCTTTGTCTAAAGTTGTGCCGCGAAGGAATGATGTAGACCAGAACTTTAAGGTCTCTTGAGCCATTAGATTACCGTAAAGCATCTCAAACGGAGACTGCTGTCCAGTTGAATTGATAGTCTCTAGGTCCAAATCAAACATATACTTTACCATATTCTTATATGGAATTTGATATAGTGCTGATTTATCGTCATGATCGCCAGGTAGGAAACCAATTTCTCTAGTAGCTACAAGTGATCTTACTAGATATACTCTTTCATATGGAGTATTATCGTTCAATACTTCTTGTAGTGCTTTAAATAAAGTAACAAATGTTTTACCTGTTCCTGCACATCCGTAAGCGACGATATTTTGACCTTTATCATACTCATCAAACAATAATTGCTGATTTTCTGTAATGGCTTCAACATTGGCTAGAAGACTCTGGTCAATAGGCTTCTTTCTTCTCATCTGCTTTGCAGTTAAACCGACCCCAATTGGGTTAGCAGATTTACGATTTCTTCTGGTTGACATTTTTAGTAGATAGTAACAACAGTATGAAAGCAAAAAAATAGGATCTTAGATCTTTTTGACCCTAGAACCTGGAGCGCGGGAAACTTGATCAAGAACATCGTTCCAGCCAGGATTCTTCGCTACTAATTTTTCTCTCCACTCACCAACTTCCGATGCGGTAGTTGCGCATCCATAAGACCAATCACGCTCCCATAGGGGGTTTTCAGCGTACCAATCCATAATTTCGTGTACGCTACACTCAATTAATTGGGTTTCTTTGGTCTCTTTTTGGATCACATAATATGACGCCATAGATTTTAAACTCCATGTCTTAATGTTATTTAGGGGGCAAGACGCGCTCTGTGGAGACGCTTCTCTTCATAATACTCAAAGATCTGGGGAACCCATACCTTTGTTGGTGCGACCATAGCTTCACATAGTGCCTGGATTTCTAGCTGTGCGTCAAGCTTGGCTCGTAAATCTAGGAAGTGAAGTAGGGCACGGAGACTGAATGTAACCACGAAGTTCTGACGAATGTTCTGGGGAAGATAGTCCCTAGCGTGTTCTTCTGATACACCATTCTCAAACTGTGTAGCGAAGCGCTCTGAGGCAGCTACACAGAGCCCTAGCTGGGTCTCATAGTCATCAGGGGTCCATTCATACTTCTTACCTTTTCGGTTGGTGTAGAAGCCAGGAGG